TCTGTACGTTGGTCTTCATAATTACTACCTGTTGAAATTGTTACAGAATATTTTCCAGAAAGATCTATCAAACATGCTGGAAAAATTATTGTAGACCTTATTCCATATTTTTATAATCATCCTCACACACAACAGCTTATTGGAGTTGATGGACAGCTAAATTCTAAAGATATTATGATTCCAAATAATGAAGGAAAAATGATAGATCTCTCTGGAAAATATTCTGTAACAATTTCAACAGGTAGTAATTATGAAGACCAACGTACAGAAACTAGAGAAATGTTGTTGGAAATGTCTAAAGCAAATCCACAAATGGCAACTATAGGAGCTGATATTTTAGTTAGGTCAATGGATTTTAAGGAGTCAGACGAACTTGCCGATAGATTATTTGCAATGCTTCCTCCTCCAATACAAGCTATCAAAAAGACTGACGAAGATCCTAATATCACAATGGTTAAAATGTCTCAGAAATTGGAACAGATGGGAAATGTATTAAAACAAACTACAGAAAATTTACAGAAAGCTATTGAAGAAAATCAAAATCTACAAGAAAATTCTCAACAAAAATCTCAGATGGAAATGCAGAAAATTGAAATGCAGAATCAAGGAAAGTTACAATCAGAAAACATTAATAACCAATCTGAAGAAACACAGATAAAGATTAAAGGTGAATATGATATGGAACTTAAACGATTAGAATTGGAATATAACTTGAAAATAAAAATGGTAGAATTGGAGATTGAAAAGGCTAAAGCTGCTCAAAATTTTCAACCACAATTACCAATAACAGCTTTTCAAGAATTTCCGACAATAATTCAAAATGATCTTGGAGAACAGTTTTTATAAATATATTTGATCGGGTTTACCTGTGTCATTGTGCTCCTCCTAAACTAGCTCCAGGACAAAATCTTGGAGCTTTTCTATTTTATAAATACCTATGACTTTATTTTAGGAGGTCGCTTATGAAAACACTAGTAGAAATTTTGAATTCTGATGTTTTGATTAATGAGAAATTTTTAGCATTGGTTGAAAATAAAATTTATGACGCTGTTGAAAAAGATGTGGATGGTATTATTATCACAGAAATTAATCATATTTTTACACCAAGAGAATTAGTAACGTATTATCAAAATGTTATAGGATCAAATGAAGAAGATATCATGGAATTTTACACTAAGAGGATTGGTAATAACATTATTGTAAAGTATATTAAAGAATTTGATGCGGTTTATACAAAATACAATGTTTGTCTTGTGCAGTTTAAAGGTGAAAATGGATTTGAAAACTGCACATTCTCGAAAGTTGTTAATAATTCTTTTTTCGTATCTATTCCACAAAACTACACAAAAGCATTAGAGAAATAAATACTAAAAACCGACAGAGAAGTCGTAAAAACAAAGGATAAAAATGTCAGAAGAAATTGATAATGTAGAAGTTGAAGAAGTTATAGACACACAAGAAGTTTCAGAAAATATTGAAAATGATACTTCTGAAAATATTGAAAAGCCTGAAGAAGTATATAAACCTTGGAAAGCAGAAAAAAAGATCCCAGAAACTGTTCCTTATGGTAGATTTTCTGAAACAATTGCTGAAAAAAATATGTATGCTCAGAGGGCGGCAGAATTAGAAAAAGAATTGGAGAAATATAATCGAGTACAAGAAACTGTTAAGAAGATTACTAAGATTGAAGATATTGATATGGAAAAACCTATCCCAGAATATCATCAGGATTTAGTAACATTCATAACAAATCAGCTTGAAGAAAAACATAGAATTGAGAGAGAACAGGAAAAATTTCAGGAAGCACAATCAAAGAAACTTCAAACATTTTCCACAAGAATGTCTGAAGCAATTAAAGAAAATCCTGAAGTGTCTGAAGCCGCTAAACATGTTGGTCAGTATGTGGATCAGATTCCAGCATATATCCAGGACAGTATTGTTGAAGATGATAATGGACCTTGGCTTTTATGGGAATTGGCTACTCAGAAAGGTTTGATTGAGGAACTTTCGAAAATGACCCCAACAGAATCCTTGAGAAAAATTGGAAGAATCTCAGCAAAATACGATAATAGAAATTTCAAAAAGGAATCTCCAAAAGAAGTTGTAAAGGAACCTGTAAAAGATATTCCAGTAATGCAAACTAAAAATGCTGGAAGTCCAAACATCAGAGCAACTTCAACAAATACTTCAAATTATTCTAATGCGGCTCTTTCAAAAATGTCTACAGCAGAATACATGAAATATCGAAGAACACACAAGTAATTCTGAATAACATTATAAAATAAATTAAAAGACTTGTAGAAATATGAGTCTTTTTTGTTTCTAAATTATTTTTTAATGACTTTTATAAATAATTTCAGAAGTCCTATCTTCGTTAAAAAATAGAGCACATTTTCCGAATCGTGAAGCAAGAATTTGGAAAAGTAATCTGAAGCTTCAAAATTTCAAATTGTTTTTCAATCGTGTTTTTCAAATTTGCTTTATGCAAAAGGTTCTAATAAAATGGCTCTTAATCAAAATTCAAATCTTCTAACAAATAGCATCATCACCAAAGAGTCGATCATGCAGTTGGAAGGAAATGCTGTGCTTTCTACTATGGGTGATTGGAAATATTCTTCAATGTTTGCTAAGGAAGCTGATCAGATCGGTGACAGTCTTAGAGTTCGTAGACCAATTCTTTCCACAATTCTTGAAGATGATATGACTTGGGTTGGAAATAAACCTTTCGAATCTCAGGTCGAACTAAAAATTGATAAGTCTTTCTTGACTCCTCTCTATTTCTCTGAAGCTGATATGACTCTTCGAATTGAAAAGTTCTCCAGCAGATTTATTGAAGAGGCTGTAGCTCAGTTGGCAGTAAAGATTGACAAGTATTTTTATGGAAAAGTTCAGGAATCTTGTCACTGGTCTGTTGGACAGTACGAAACTCCAATTACTTCTGACACTATTTTAGCAGCTAAAGAATTGCTAGACGCTTCTTCAATGCCACAGAATTCTGAAGTTTACGGTATTCTAACTCCAAAACACAGTCGCTCTCTTTCAAATGCTCAGATTGTTCTTTTTAATGCTCAGAAGGAAATTTCTGACATTTATAGAAAGGGTAAGATTGGTACTTTTGCCGGAATCCAATTTAGTGAATCAACCACAAGTCCAACTCACACCGATGGATCTGTTTGGACTGGAAATGCTGGTAGTTTTGATGTGTCTGTTGCTGGCTTGACTTCTGGTTGGGCTGAGACTTCCACAATCACTGTTTCTGGATTCACTGTTGGTCGTACTGTTGCTGCTGGTGACGTTTTCACTCTTTCTGGTGTAAACGGTAAGGTTTATAACTACAATCCTCTTGTTGGTGGTCAGACTCCTTATGTACAGCAGTTCGTAGTTCGTGAAGCTGTAGCATCTACATTATCTGCTGGTCAGACTTTGGTAATTTCTCCCGCACTGGTTCTTTCTGGTGAATATCAAAATTGTGTTGGTGTTACTGGTGTAGTTCAGTTGAAGGGATATTCTAACACTTCGGCTACAATGGGTCAGGAAGGATTGATTTTCCACAAGAGCGCAATCGCAATGGCCTCTCCTTCTCTCAGTATGCCAAAGGGTACTGATAAGATGGCTCAAGAATCTGGTGAAGCAACCGACCTTAAGATTCGTTATTCTAGAGATTGGAATAGCATCAATAACGTTTATGTTACTCGTCTTGATTGTCTTGTTGGTATTAAGGTTCTCAGGCCAGAGTGGTGCGCCCGTGTACGTTAATTCATAAAATACTGTAAAAAATTCAAGACTCTGGATTAATTTCTGGAGTCTTTTTTATTACTATATTTTTAAATTCTCCATGCATTCTTTCAAGTTCATTGTCTCTGTATTTTATAACATCTTCTAAAGAAAATTTATTGAAATCAAAATCTTTTGAAAATCTTTCTGATCCTTTTTGTATATTAATTACATAAACTTTTCTATTATTTCTATGTTTATAAATTTTAATATAGATATTTTTGATACCTGTTGATAAATTGTCTTTTCTAGCTTTTTGGTTACACATATTTTCAGAATTATTACACAAACGTAAATTTTCAAAACTATTATTTCCAGGATTTTCGTCAATATGATCTATTAATTCATTATCTAGTTCAATGTTATGGTAAAGTTGGAAAAGAATTCTATGTTGCATATAATGTTTACCCTCAATCATTACTTTAAAATAACCACGCTGATATTCTCCTCCAACCAAACTACCAACTGTAACACAATTAGCAGTTTTCATTTTCCAATATAAATTTCCTTTCAAATCCCAATTAAAATAATACTTACATTTTTCTAAACTAATTTTATTGCAACGTTTCATTTTTTGGTTGCTCCTCTTTGCTTTCTATTCTACGATATTTAAAATCAGAAGTCAAGAACTTTCTATAAATATAAGAAAAGGATTTCTAAAAACATGAAGAAAATCTCAGAAATAATTGATTTAGTTTCCAGTCGCATAGGTGTAAAACAATCTGGAGAAGCTTTAGACCCAGATGATGCAAATACGATTCTACAAGTTTTAAAATTTACAATGGATGAAGTATCAATTCGGTGGTATGGGGCAAAGTTGTATGAAAAAGAAATTCCTGGAAAAAGCGTTATAACTATTGGAACAGATGACTTAGGTATTGCGGGAGATATTCCGGACAGACCTTCAAAAATTGATTCTGTTGTTGTTACTGTTGGAAGTATTCACTATCCAATGTTGATAAAAACTTATGATGATTATTTGAAATTACCTATTACAAATGTTGATGCTATACCTAATGTAGTTTATTTAAGAGAAGATTTTCCATACATTTCATTATATTTTTATCCTAATATTGGTGTTACAAGTACAGTAAAAATATTTGGAAAAGGATATATGACAGATGAGGATTTGAGGTATTCTGATTTTCTAGATGTTCCAAGAGAGTATATTGCGGCTATTGTTGCTAAAGTTGCTTTGAAAGTTGCTCCTTATTTTATGATGACACCAGATCAAAGTTTAGTTATTGATGCTTCTGCTGGGGAAAAACACATAAAAGCTAAGTTATTGGTTGAAAGAATGAACTCTCTACAAAACGATTTCCAGGTTTTTCGTGGTGGTTTTAATCCAATTACAGGAAGAGCAAATTAATGAAAAAGAATCAACAATTATTTTCTTTTGGTGATATTCCTTATGCATCTCCTTATAATGTTGTTGGTAAAGAGATTTGTAGAAATTTTTATGTAGAACCAGCAATATCTCAAACCTCCAAAGTAAAAAGTTATTATGTTTCTGTTCCTGGTTTAAAATTGTTTGTTAATAAAGATGCTGGAAATGCTTGTAGAGGACTTTATAAAACTTCTGATTCAAGACTTTTTCAGGTTCATGGAAATTATGTTGATGAGATCTTTCAAAATGGTCAAAGAATTACTAGAGGATATATTACGACTTATTCTGGGGTAGTTAATTTTTCAGATAATACTAGAGAATT